AAGTATGACCGCATACAGCGTCTCTACCCAGACTTCTCGCAGGGCAAATTCTTCATCCCGCTCATCGCTGATGGTGAGACCAAGCTGCAGAAGAGGCAGAGGAGTATCGGTAAGCCGTTCCTGATCCTCAAGCCGACCCGCAGGCGTGATCACCTCAACAAGATTTACTCGCTCAATAAAGCATTTATCACCGAGTACATCACCTACCCATTCTCTGTCCATGACGACTTCCTCGACTCATTGAGCAGGATCTACGACATGGAAATGAGACCTCCGGTGATCATCGATGACAGGTTATTGGAGCCAGAAACTTATGAAGACTGAAACAGTGTGCGATAATTACACAACAGAGGAGGTGCGACATGGCTGACCAGAAGGTTAGAACCACTGAAAGATTGTGGAGCAGCGAGGTGAAGAGGGCTGACAAATCGAAGGAAGTAAAGCCTACCTATGAATTCAGCAATGGGCGAAAATTCGTCCAACCAAAGCCTCAGCAATAAGATGGAAGTCGAGGATACATTTTTGAAGGAGTACAACGAGCTGCCTGAGAGCATCAAGTTCGTGTTCACCTTTGTCGAGTATAAGGGCATGACCGACCTCCAGAGAGCTGGGCTGGTTGATGCCGAATGTGAACCAGAATGGGATGAAGACTAATGGGCGGTATGATTGGACTGGATGATAACGAGGCCTGTAACCCGCAAGAGATGGATATCGCGCAGGATGTGACCAATGTCCTTGGTGCGGCCTATCCTGAGCATATGTGGGCAGCCAACGTCGATATCGCTAATGGCATCTGCACCGTCTACAATCTGAGACTCTCTGGCAACTGGGGCTTTGTGCTACACCTGAACAAGCTGTTAATTGATAGAAAAAGTGCTGTCACCCTCTTAAAGCAGAGCGGTGGTGAATTATTGGAACGCTACCAAATCAGGCGCGGGAAATTTGACGAAGACGAATATAGCCAGCTGCACCAAGACCATGCTGGCATCCTGATAGCGGAGCAATAAGATGGCTGACGACACTAATACAAAATGGCTCCAAAGGGCGCGTTCCGCTCATCTGGAGTCGACCAACTACTTCGACGCCTCCATCAGAAAGCAGATGGAAGAAGATATCCGAATGTTCAACAGCCAGCACCCGTCTGGCTCAAAGTATTTTGCAGGCTCCTATAAGGGTCGCTCCAAGTTATTCCGACCCAAGACCCGCTCTGCCATACGCCGCAACGAGGCCATTGCTGCTGGGGCATTCTTCTCCTCTCAAGACGTCATCAACACCACCCCGCACGATGACAATGACGACTATCAGAAGGCCTCAGCCGATGTGATGAAGGAGTTAATCCAGTATCGCCTGACTAAGACAATCCCATGGTTTCTCACGGTTATCGGTGCCTACCAAGAGGCGATGAAGGTTGGCGTGGTCTGCTCATATCAGGAGTGGCAGTTCAACGAGAAGCGTGGCATTGACCGCCCATGGATTGAGTTGGAGCCACCGGAGAATATCAGGATCTCCCCCAATGCCAAGTGGTATGACCCCATCAACACCAGCTCCTATGTCGTCCGTATGATCCCCATGACGGTGATGGCTGTTGAGTCCAAGATGAGGGATGTGGACAATAAAACCGGCAGACCCAAGTGGAATTCACTGTCGCGTGGCGAGATTATGGCCGCGTCAAAGCGTACCGACGATTCACTCAGGGCAGCACGAGAGGGTAATCAGCGTACAGACCCCAAGATGAATGAGACCGATATCAGCGACTTCACCATCGTCTGGGTGCATCAGAACTTCATCGATATCGACGGTCAGGACATGGTCTACTTCACCCTCGGTACCGAGCATATGCTGACTGAAGCAGTCCCTATTGAGGAGATGTACTTCCACGGCAAGCGACCCATCGTTATGGGCGCGGTGATCATGGAGACCCACAAGACCTACAGCTCGTCGTCTTGCTCACTTGGCAAGGATGTCCAGCGAGAGATTAACGAGATTGCCAATCTGCGTATCGATAACGTGCGCTTTGCCATGAATAAGCGGTACTTTGCGAAGCGAGGGCGTCAGGTTGACCTTCGCTCACTCACGCGCAACGTGCCATCATCCGTCACCTTGATGAACGATGTGGATGACGTTAAGGTCGTCGAGACCAAGGATGTCACCAGTAGCTCGTACCAAGAGCAGGACAGGCTCAATAACGACTTTGATGAGTTGATGGGTCACTTCAGTGGCTCCTCTGTCAGCTCGAACCGTAAGCTCAATGAGACCGTTGGCGGTATGGAGCTGCTCACCGATGACGCCAATCAGGTATCCGAGTACCAGCTCAGAACCTTCGTTGAGACATGGGTTGAGCCAGTTCTCAACCAGCTGATGATGCTGGAAAAGCATTATGAGACCGATGAGGTGATACTCAAGCTGGCTGGACGCAAAGCCAAGATCATCGATAAGTACAAGGTGGACACCATCGATGATGAGCTACTAGAGCAGGAGACAGGCATCACGGTGAATGTCGGTATCGGTGCCACCAATCCAGCCAAACAGATCGAGAAGTTTGTCTATGGCATGAGTGCGGTGCGCGACATCCTCGGTGAGGAGATGGCGATGAAGATCGACCAAGAGCAGGTCATCACTGAGCTGTTCGGTAAGCTGGGTTACAAAGATGGCGCTCGCTTCTTCAATATCGAAGATGACGAAGACCCACGGGTGCAGCAGCTGATGGCGCTGGTCGAGGAGCTGCAGGCCGCGCTCGAAAACGACAAAGAAGACCCAGAGATGGTCAAGGCCAAGGTTGCAGACTTCTACTCGAAGATTGCAGAGCGCAACGTCGATACCCTGAAGAAGGGTGTAGAGGCTCAATACTCTGCCATGCAGACCGCAGGCGTGGTCGCGCAGGCTCCAGAGATAGGAGAGGTGGCCGACCAAGTTCTGGCCAACGCAGACCCAGCCGCTCAACAGTACAGCGCGTTTGGAGATGACCAGCCACCCATGCCAAGCAGCCCAATAAGTCAGATGTACTTTGAAGGTCAACGGAAAAACACATCACCCATGCACCCACCGGTACCAGCAGAGAGCAAAGGTGAGATGCACGGAATAGAGACAGCGGAGTTAGGAGATGGTTGATCAAACAGACCTGCAACGTGCAGGCATGCTTAAGCAGGTAGGACTCGGATTTGATGCAGAAGCCTTCATGGATTCAGACCTTGGCAAGGACTTTTTGGATGTAATTAGTCAACGAGCCATAGAGGCGATGGATAAGCTCAAAGTCATCAAATCGGGTGACTATGAGACCCTTGAACACTTCTCCAGAGCGGTCATTGATCTCCAGAATGAGGTGCTGCGAGCAGAGCAATTTGAGGAGTGGATCGTAGAGGTGGTTGAAACTGGGCGCAATACAGAGGAAAATCTACTGCAGCAAGAGGCAGAAGAAACTTAATTTCGGGAGATAGGAACATGGCAGGTAAAGAAGCAGACGAAAGTACATTAGCAGACGGTGACGTCGACCTAAGCAAGATACCAACTCCGGCAACAGCTAGAGCATCTGCTGTCGACAGTATCGTCATTCAGCGCGTACAGCAGCTCGCTGATGACAACGAGATGGCAGTTGATGACATCAAGGGTGCTGAAGAACCTGCCCCAGTGTTAGAGGAAGAACCTGAAATTAAGGACGACCTCGACATTAAGAATGACCTTGAGATTGATCCTGACCTCGACCCTGATCTTAAGCCCAAAGAAGAACTGGATACTGACGACCAGATATCCAAAGCCCTCCTTGTTGAAGACGACGAAGAGAATACCTATGTCACCATGAAGATTAATGGTGAAGAGAAAGAGGTGTCGGTAGCTGATATTAAGCGCGATGCCCAGAAGGTTGGTTCTGCCACACAGCGGTTTGAAGCTGCTGCAGAAGACCGTCGAAAAGCACAAGAGATTCTCGACGAAGCAAAGAAATTGAAAGGTGGAGCAGAGGCAGTGAGCAACGCTATCTCTGCTGCATCTGAAAATAATGACGAGCTATCCGTTGATTCGGACGCTGTTAAGAAGACCGTTGCTGCCATTTATGGTGGTAACGAAGAGGACGCGATAACCGCCCTCACCGAGCTGTTACAGCAACAAGGGCGTGGCACAACCACCACCCAGACCGAGCAGCCCTTAGATGTCCAATCTGTGGTCACTCAGGTGACCGAAACACTCAATCAACAGCAGGCACTCGATAGTTTCAAAGACGAGTACGCCGATGTTTGGAAAAACCCAATACTCGCAAAGAGCGCAGATGAATACCTAGCTACCCAATTAGATGCTGGCGTTCCATTTGGAGAGGCTCTAATCGCTTCAGGCGACGAAGTGCGAGATCAGGTCAAGGCGGCAGCCTTAGCCATGGGTATGACCCTAACACCGGAACCCGAACCTGAACCTGAAACCAAGGACGATAAACCGTCCAAGGCAGAGCGCAAAAAGTCGATTGATAATGTGACCAGCAGTGGCGATAAAGCCTCGACATCCGTTGCAGACGACGCACCGCAGACGACCTCATCAGTTATAGCTGAGATGGCTCAATCGCGGGGAGTCAATCGAAACTATTAGCTAGGAGTCATAATCATGGCCGGTCAACTTTTTGTCACCGATACAGTCGGTGGATACATGTACTCAGATAATCTGAGTAAAGAGCTTCGTCATGCGGTTCAGCCGCTGGTGAAATTTCGTCAATTTTGCGATGTGAAAGATGCTGCAATGCAGGGAAAGGGCAAGGGTGATACCTTCCACTGGAACGTGTATTCAGATATCGCTACACAGGGTACTACCCTTGTGGAAACATCAACTATGCCAGAGAGTAATTTCGTAATTTCTCAAGGCACCATGACCATCACTGAATATGGTAACTCTGTACCCTTCACCCAGAAGTTGGATGATTTGGCAGAACAGCCTGTTCGTGAAATCGTGCATAAGGTTCTCAAGAACGACGCCAAGAATGCGTTTGATATTGCAGCTCACGCTCAATTCGATGCTACTCCTCTGCGTATCGTTCCTCTGTCAGCTACCTCTACTGATGCCATCACCCTTACCACCAATGGTACGGCTACAGGCACCAACAACGTAGCACTGGGCAAGAACCACGTTAAGGCGATTGTGGACACCATGAAAGAGCGCAACGTGCCTCCTTTCATCAACGATGACTATATGGCCATCGCTCGTCCTACCTCGTTCCGTCAGCTGAAGAATGACCTTGAGTCTATTCACCAGTATGTGAATCAGGGCTTCCAGATGATTCTGAACGGTGAAATTGGCCGTTATGAGGGTTGTCGTTTTGTCGAGCAGACCGGTATCGCGTCTGAAGCGTGGAGCAACAGCTTGTCTGATGCCACCTACTTCTTCGGTGATGACACTGTCGCTGAGGGCATCGCGGTTCCAGAGGAGCTGCGCGGAAAAATTCCGGGCGACTATGGCAGATCACGCGGAGTGGCTTGGTATTATTTGGGTGGTTTTGGACTCGTCCATACCCAGCATGCACAGGGTCGAATCTTCAAGTGGGATTCAGCTGCTTAGTAGCATTTGATGGGGAGCCTTCGGGTTCCCCTTCTCTAATTATTTAGGAGAATTATCATGGGATATGACAATCCAAATGCCAACATCAACCGCGAGATCTCTCGCAATGATGCTGGTGGCGCTGCCACTACTGAGTACGCAAAGTTTCGCGCACATCAGAAGGGTAGACTGAAGAACGTCCACCTTATTGTGACCACAGCTGGAACCATTGATGCTCACGCTTTCGAGCTGACCATCGGTGCCGGTACTGTTGCCACTATGACCTGCGGCACCCAGACTGCTGGCTCTATTATCAGCCTTGGTGACACCGAGGAAGCTGTAGCAGCGATGGAAGCTGTTGCGCTGGTATCGAAAGCTGATGCTGATGGTATCGTTGATGTTGTCTACGAGTACAACGTAGACCACGACGCTATCCTCACTGAGTAAGCGGTCATGAAAGACAACGGTGGCAGCAAAAAGGGATGCACCAAAGGCTCGCTTGGCGATGCCTCTGTTGCTGACTTGGATCGTGGCTATAGTGATGCGGAGCCAAAGAGCCAAAAGCTCCATGACGCCGCATCAACTATGCCGTTTGAAAGTCCAGAGGGTGGCTTTGTAGGCCGGCCTGATGGATGGGAGCGTTAAGATGAGTGAGCAAAACTATCACCCTAGTGGTGTTATTCAGGGTGATACCAGTAAAATTCCTGACAAGGGATCTAAGACTGGTGTCACTGACGGATATGGAGCTGACCTCGGTGTCAGTGCTATGAACAAGAAAGGCGGCATTGGTGGCAGCACCGGTTCCGACGGTATGCAGCAGGGCGGTCTTTCTAAAAACAAACGATAGAGGTGAAGTATGGCGAAGCTCGATAGGAGCCAACCCTTTGGCGAGGTTATTGGTCACACGAAAGCGAAGTACGAGCAGAACGGTAAGACGTTCAACTCTCATGGAGTAGAGTGTGATGAACATGGTGAAGTTGTAGGTGAAGCTCCTGCAACAACTACCACTAACACTAAATCTGAGGAGCCTAAAGTTGAAGCTCCTGAGACTACTGAGACAAAAACTGAAAAGGTGGAGCCGGAACAGAAGGCGGCACCAAAGGTGGTTGTTAAAAAGAAGGCTGCTGTTAAAAAGAAGTCAGTTAAGAAAAAAGTAGTGAAGAAAAAAGCGGTCAAGAAGAAAGCCGCTCCCAAGCCAGTAGTGGCAGAGGGCGAGAACGCTTCACAGGTACAGGCCTCCTTAAGCGATGGCTGAGGTCTCGGGCAAAGCCCATGTGACCGCAGAGCATCACTACGACGAAGCAGTACAGGCAATCAGGGATGACGCGAAAGCGCCGCCCACTTTGCTGTCTCTGGCATCCATGGCTGCACTGGTCACAGCGGCAACCAGCTCTCCAGAGGGCGGCTGCTTTGTTGAGGTCGGCGTCTACGAGGGAGGATCTGCGTACCATCTGGCAAAGGTAGCGCGTGAGCAGGGTCGCAGGATCTATCTCTACGACACCTTCGAGGGTATCCCCTGTCACAACAAAGAGAAGGGTGACCGGCATAAGGTTGGCGACTTCAGCGATGTCAGAATGCAGGACGTCGTTGCTGCCATCCCAGACGCGATCACGGTGAAGGGGTATTTCCCTGCATCAATGATCCCCATGCCCCCAGTAGCATTCGCTCATATCGACGCTGACCAGTACGACTCGATTATCGATTCGTGCCGTGCGTTGGAGGGGCTGATGATGGCTGGCGGTATCGTTGTATTCGATGACTATGGCTGTCTCGAAGGTGCAACGAAAGCAGTAGATGAATATTTCGGGAAGAGTCGCGTTGAATTCAACGAGGCAGGCAAAGCATTTGTGAGGTACTAAAAATGGCATGGCGAGTAAACGACCCACAGGGTCATGAGTCACAGAAGATTAAATACGATGTAGTCAGATGGGTGAGAGGCACCGGTCTCGACTTGGGCTGCGGCCTTAAGAAGGTCTGGCAACATGCCATTGGCGTGGATAACGGCCATCATTGGGGGCAAGGTGCTGCCGAGATTAAGGTGATCAGTGCTGACGACCTCCCGCTGTTTGCAACCGAGTCGATGGACTTCGTCTTCAGCTCGCACCTACTGGAGCATATGGTTGACGCTGACGCCGCTCTGGCTGAGTGGTGGCGCGTCCTGAAGGTAGGCGGCAGGCTCATCCTGCATCTCCCTCACAAAGACCTCTACCCTCGCTGTGGTGAAGCTGGGTCAAACCCTGACCACAAGCACGACTTCGACAACGCCGACGTTATCGAGATTATGAGAAGGGCTGCACCCGACTGGCGCATGCGTGTCGACGAGGTGCGTGACGGTGATAACGGTGCCGGCGCCGAGGGTAACGAGTATTCACTCCTTCAGGTCTACCAGAAAACCGCTGAGGGTTGTGGTCAGGAGCCTGACTTCTGCAAAGTTAATCACGGCAGAACCTGCACCGTCGTCCGTTATGGCGGCATGGGTGACAACCTTCAGGCCTCATCAGCTCTCAAGGAGCTGAAGGATCAGGGGTATTACATCACCTATGTGACCAACCCTATCGGCTACACCGTGATGAAGGAGAACCCTCATATTGATGAATTCTTCCTGCAGGACAACGGCCAGATACCCGATGTCGACCTCGCCCCGCTCTGGAAGAACATGGAAGCGCACTGTGACAAGTTCGTGAATCTGTGCGAGAGCGTTGAGGGTAACTTCCTCGCCATCCCACAGCGCACCAACTACTTCTGGCCGGCTGAGGTTCGTCGTGAGTATCTTGGCCAGACCAACTACATCGAGTTCAGCCATAAGCTGGCACAGGTGAAGTACGACCACTCCCATATTGCGTTCTATCCAACCAAAGAGGAGCATGAGAAGGCGCTCAAGTTCGCCCGAGATGAGATGGGTGGCTTCAACATTATGCTGGCCGTTGCTGGCAGCTCTATCCATAAGATCTATGTCTATCAGGACATCGTCATGAGACGGGTTATGCTGGAGATGCCCGAGGCTCAATTCGTCCTCGTTGGCGGTAAGGGAGATGACCGTTTGGAGGAAGGCTGGGAAGACGATAGCAGAGTTCACTGCACTTCCGGTATAATGCCTCTCAGGGAGTCGCTTGCTCTAGCTCGAAATATGGACTGCGTGGTGGGTGCCGAGACCGGTATGCTCAACGCAGTATCGATGGAAGAGGACATTCATAAAGTAATTTATCTGTCCCATTCATCGAATGAGAACCTGACCCGAGACTGGCTGAACACTACGGTAGTTCACCCAGATACACAGCTGGCACCATGCCACCCCTGCCATCAGCTTCAATATGGCAAGGGCGCTTGTCCTCTACATGAACCAACGGGTGTACCGCTCTGTGTTGCAGCGGTAGATCCTAACGAGGTCTTTGAAGGCATCAAGGTAGCGTATGAGCATTGGAAAAAAATGCAGCAAGTGCAGGAAGACCAAAGCACTTAATGAGTTCAACGTAGATAGGACGAGACCTGATGGGTATCGTCCTGCCTGCAAATCATGCACCAAGGCTCAACAGGCTATATATAGAGCCAATCACGCTGACAAGGACTCATTACGTCATGCTAAATACCGCTCTCTAAACAGAGAGAAACGTAACGCAGCAGCATCGATTTGGGGTCACAATAACAGGGGCTTGCTCAGAGCGTGGCATGCAAAGCGTCGAGCAAAGAAGATTGGCGCAACACCACCATGGGCTAATGAAGATATGATGCGCCTGTTTTACGAACAGTCTCAATTCAGAACAGCCCAAACCGGCATCCCGCACCACGTTGATCATCAATACCCACTAAATGGTAAAATAGTTTGCGGCCTGCATTGTGAGCAGAACTTTATGGTGATGACAGCGGTTGGGAATCAATCAAAAGGGGCGAGCATGCCATGAAGGTAGGAAAAATAATCGAGCAGTTTCGGGATGAGGTTGATGATACCGCAGCCCCATATCTCTGGGGTGATACCGAGCTAATCGGGTACCTGAATGAGGCAGAGGTCGAGGCGTGTAGACGCGCTCGACTTCTTGTCGATTCAAAGACAGCAGAAGTTTGCCAGATTGCCATCACGGCAGATGAGCAGGACTTCGCGCTAGACCCCCGAGTCATCACAATCCGTCGCGCCAAGCTGGCAGAAGAGTCATACCCGCTCGAATTCAAAAGCATCGCCGCCCTCGATGAAGAGTACCCAGCATGGGATGGTGACCCAGCGAGCATCCCCGAGTATTACTTCGCAGACGCCAACTCAGCAAGCATCGCCATTTATCCCAAGCACGAAACTACAGACACCCTCCACCTCACCGTGGTCAGGGAGCCTCTCACTCCTGTAAACGACAAAGAGGACACTCCTGAGATACCAAGCCGGTACCACTTCGGTCTGATCAACTGGATGAAGCATCGCGGCTATATGAAGCCCGACTCTGAGACTAAGAACCCAGAGCTATCTGTCTTGGCTCTGCAGCTGTTTGAAAACGACTTCGGCAAGAGACGAAGCGCGGTTGATGAACGGTTCGAGATGGAGCATGAGGGCTACAACAGGGACAACGGAGCATTCTGATGCAGTTCACCAGCTTCTTAGGGCTGAGAAATGATGTGTCGTGGGAGCGGCAAGATCCTATCGCTCTGGGCAAAGACGACAACCCGAAGCACTATCTTGATAGCGCCATCAATATCGTCCTCGATAACACCGGACGACCTTCGCGCAGAGATGGGTTGGTCGAGGTCATTGCAGGATCATCTCACTCTATCTGGTCAGACGGCACCGTCTGCTTCTTCGCCCAAGGAGCGACCCTCTACCGGCTCCTACCCGATGACTCTACAGAGACTATCCGTACAGACTTGAGCGGAGAGCCACTGAGCTACCATGAGGTAGCAGGTACCGTTTACTACAGTGACGGCACTATTGCCGGCATGTATAGCGAGTCACTCGGCTCTCAAGACTGGGGAGTGCGCGAACCTACTCCTCTGGATGTGACCGTAATCAGCGGGGAGCTTCCTGCTGGTACCTACAGTTACACCGCAACCTATACCGACAGGACAGGCAGAGAGGGCGGAGCTGTAGCCTTTGGAACGATGCTATTGACTGAGCAGGGAGGCCTTCAATTCGCCCTGCCAGAGCTGGATGATGAGACAGCCATCACCATCTATGTGACCCCTACGAATGGCGACACCTACTACGAGCTAACGACGGTTACAGGTGGTTCGGCTGCGCTCTATGTTGATCAGAACAGCCTGATCTTGCCGCTCTATACAGCTCACAAGATGAAGCCCAGAGCCGGTGGAATTGTATCGAATTATCGAGGTCATATGCTGATAGCCAGCGGTGCATGGATCTTCTACTCAGACCCATACCATCACCACCTGTTCGACAACCTCAACTACCTCCCGTTTGACTCGGAGGTGACCATCGTCGCTCCTGTAGCAGATGGCATATTCGTGGCGACCAGAAACAAGACATACTTCTTGGCTGGGTCATCACCAAAAGATTTTATACTCAGAACCGTAGCGAAGCATGGAGCCATTAAGGGTACCCTTACCTACGTTGAGTCATCAGACATCGGAGGACTCGAAAAAATACCGAGTCATCCAATGGCGATATGGTCTTCAGAAGCTGGCATTTGTGCCGGTGGGAATGAAGGTCTGTTCATCAACCTAACCGAATCGAGATACAAGTTCGATGAGGTAAATGACCGAGGCGCATCTGTTCTGATGAATATGGGCGACTCAAAACAATTTATAACATCGATACTGTAAAGGAGAATAATCATGGCACTTCGTCTCTCAACCGCACTACGCAACTTTCTCAACCGCGACGGCTCGCTCAAGCGAGCTTTCCACGGTGGAATTATTGAAATCTACTCCGGCGCTCAACCGGCAAATGCTGATGCTGCTGCAACTGGCACCCTACTTTGCACTGTCACTGATGCCTCTGGCGCTCACACCGACGAGGTTCGCTCTGTCGGCACCGTTGAGCTGACTGGTGGCGGCTCTGGCAGCGTGGATACTGTCACTGTTGATGGCGTGGATATTCTTGGTGATGCGGTAGCATTCAATACCTCGCTTGCTCTGACTGCGGCTGATGTTGCTGCTGCCATTAATGCCAATCTAAGTACCCCCGAGTACAGCGCATCGGCATCAGATGTGACCATTACCATCGAAGCAATGCCAGCAACCGGCACTACCCCGAATACTCTGGTAGTAGCCTCAACTGGAACCACTATCACCACGACTGATGGCAATATGGCGTCCGGTGTAGCCTCTGCTAATGGCCTGAAGTTTGGTGAGTCTGTTGCAGGCGTACTGAGCAAGCTGGCATCGCAGACATGGTCTGGCGTGGCTGGAAATTCAGGTACTGCTGGATGGTTCCGCTTTGTTGGGGCAGAGGATGATGCAGGCGCACTTGATAGTGATGCTGAGAAGATGCGTCTTGATGGCGCGATTGCCACAAGTGGAGCGCAGCTCAATATGAGTTCTACCGCTATCACTTCCAGTGCCACTCAGACTATCAACTCGTTTGCTCTGACCCTGCCAGCATCATAAGTGAGGTGGCTCTATGTTTTCCCTAAGCACAGGGTTGATTCATAGCGCATTCGATGACGGGTGGGACACTGTGTTCACAGACCCCGTCTTGGAATTGCGCGATGGAACCAGACCCGCTGACGCTGATACGGCTGACATAGGCAGCTTGCTCTGCACTGTCGCATTACCGGCAACTGGTTATTTCGCAGCTGCCGCAGCCTTGGTTAAGGCGAAGGCAGGCACATGGACAGGTACGGTTGCCGCTTCAGGAACCCCTACATGGTTCAGGATTATGAACGGTACCGATGATGGGGGCGCGAGTACCACGCTACCCCGTATCGATGGCGATGTCGGGATGGACGGAGGTAACGGAGATATTTCGTTTGCAGAAACATCTCTTGCCTATGATGACACCGTGAATATCGACACCTTCACGATCAGCTGGGCTGAGATACCGTCGACTATGGCAGCAGCAGGCACGGTGACCTAAATGGCTACCCTCTCTGGAAAGACGCTTGATGGGATACTGCTTAGGCAGATCCTTTCCCAAATCACTACCCGAGCAGACGCCGGATTAACTGGCGAACATAATAGGTGGAGATGTCGCGTCACCTCTGTCTCTGTCAGTGATGATCAGGTCGCTTTCTCTGAGATTGAGATGTTCACCGAGGCGAGCCTATCAAGGAGCGTGTCGGTAAATTGGAATGGTGAAGACTATACCAATACCTACGTTGCCAGCAGTGAGTACAGCGTCAGCTATCAGGCGCATGAAGCCTTTAATGAGACAAGGACAGTCGATGGCTGGGTCAGTGCAGCCGCTGATGAGGTTGGCGCATGGGTAGAGGTCAACCATGAGATAGCTCAAGAGATTGTTGGTATCCATGTTTGGTTCTCTGCGTCTGCTGTTGGCAATGACTCCACTCCGCTTCAGTTCGTCCTCGAATTCTACGATGAAGAAGTAAGCGATTGGGTCGTAAAATTAACCTGTGACGTACCCATTGAGGCGCAGTCAGCAGATTGGGACGGGAGCTTCTGGTACGCGCCATACAATGTTGGCGATATAGAGCTTATTGCCTATGCCGGCGAAGGCGAGATGGTGGTGCAGGACGCTGTCCTGATCGAGCTTCCGCTATATGAATCAACTGGCCTTGCTCACGAAGAGGCCGCACCGGTTCTACCTGCATACGAAGGTGAGGGCGCAGGCGTTGTCGGTGTGGTGGGTGATTGGTACGGCGTCCCGATAGAGCTGCCATTCTACGAAGCAGCAGCAACCGGTATCTGAATGCCAAGGCGAAACAGTATGGGAGAGTGAGAGTGCGCTGCCATCCTACACTGGCGAGGCTACAGGCCTTACCGGTCAACTGATCTCTGGGTCTGCTTCAATACCTTCGATTATCGTCGCAGGAGATGGTCTCACTGAGCTTGTTGGTGATGCAGGCCTCTCTATTCCCATCTACGAGATATCGGCGCAGGCGACAGCTGAAGGGCAGGCATCGGCAGATGTATCGCTCCCAGCGGTCATTCTCGCAGCCGAGGGCTATGCTGGGACGGTATCCACCGTCGCCGTTGTAGTTCCAGCTTATGAGATTGATGCAGATGGGTACCCAGAGTATGTGGGTGAAGTGGCCGTCAGCATGCCTGCGCTCATGCTGGAGGCGACCACAGCTACAGATGACTCAGTCGTAGGGGGTTACGCACTCAACCTCGCCATGCGCGGTCTGACGGAGTTCACAGCCTATCACTACAACTCCTTCGCAACCTTCAATGGGGTGACGCTCGCAGCAGGCGCCAGCGGAGTCTTCGCCATTACCGGCGAAACGGATGATGGTAACGATATCGATGCGTCATTCGGCTTCCATGCCAAGGAGCCTAAATACGCTCGACTGCGCGATGCTATGGTCAACTACCGCTCGGATGGTCAGATTATCCTGCGGGTGATCCCAGATGAGACCGATGATGTTTATGAGTACACTCTGAACAACGCATTCGCCACCATCTCCAAGGCGAGAGCAAAGCTCGGGCGTGGGCTTAAGGGTTCCAATTGGCAGTTTGAAGTTTCCAATGTGGATGGCTCAGACTTCGAGATTGACTACATCGACATCAACGCAGACGAGACAAAGCGGCGGATCAAGTAATGTCTCCCGTGGCGACTAGGCGGCTAAAGGGAGACCATCACAGGGCTACCGCTCTCATCTCAAAGGCTCGCCAACTACTTACGGAGCTGAGAGGACAGGTAGAGCGTGGCGGTCTTGGGCAGCTATCTCGTCGCGTCAGGCTACACGATGCCGTCATAAACGTCTCAATAATGATGGGTCAGGAGCGTATGGAAATCTTCGTGCCTGAGACCAGAGA